AAATCTCCTTGATGTAAAAAATCCCCCCACCGATTAAGGCGAGGGGAAAAGGCAACTATTAGGCTGGAACTGCTAACGCAAATGCGCTAGAAGACAAAGCTGCACCAGTTGTGGCGGCTGTACGCATGGCTTTTACACCATACAGAGTGTCAGATGTAAACAGAGTAGCGAGGTACTCTTGTTTGTACTGAGTCTGTGAACGAACACCAACTTGCTCAACCAGAACCATAGAGTCCTTGTGACCCATCAAGCAGATACGATCTGTTGCACTATTACCTGCGCCAGTATCAGCATTGCTAGATGTGAACACGGGGATACCATACAGTTGACCGATTTCACCAGTACGGATTGCGTTACCATTACCCACAAAAGCCTGTTCTGTATAACGGGAAAGACCCATCAACGTATTGCGGCTTGAAGGAGGAATGATGAAGAAACGACCATCCATAGGAGTGTCATTGTCATCCAAACGCTGAATCGTGCGACGAATAGCGGCATCAGTCAACGCAGAAGCATTGGAAGATGTGCTGTTGTAAGCAGTAGTACCATCACCGCCAATAAAGGCTTTGGTGGATGTATTGCTTGTTGCGTAGTCGTTAGTACCGACAGTTGCACCATTGAAAGCACGACCCAATTGGATCAAGTCGGTATCAACTTGTTTAGCCAAAGCGTAACCAGCATCGGCAGTATAAAACTGACGCAAACTGTTCAATGCTTGTGCTTCAACAATGTCCTCAATGAAACGTGAGTACTCATAGTGCTTGTTAATCAAGACTTGAACTTCTGTCTCAGTATCGGCAATCAGAGTCACAGCAGTAGATGCCGCTTTTGCTGATGCGTTACCACGAGTAGGAGCTGGAATGTGAACTGTGTCACCCTTCTTGCCCTTGAAGTTCATCTTCATTACGATGTTAGCCAAAACAAGGTTTTTCTTGTATGCGGCTACGATTTCATCTGACCAGATTTCTGGGATGAATTTTTCTGCGGTTGTTACTGTAACCGCTGGTGTTGGATATGCCATGATTAAATCTCCTAAAGTTTAACGAACTCGACCTTCTGAGTATGCTGCCATAATTTCTTGACTTAAAGCATCATAACGATCTGGGTCTTGCATTTTGAGCCGAATAAGGTCTGCCCTTCTGTATACCCTCTTTGATGATTCACCAGAACCACCTACATCAACACCTACTGCTTTTAAGTTCTGTTTGCGAGTTACCTCGCCCTCATTACTTGTTTGCTTCTGTTTAACAGAACGTAGCTGTTTATAGGTAGATAGCAATTCATTGGCTGAGTCGTAATCATATCCAGAATCGGCTTGCTCGAAGATTTTAATGCGAATAGGGCTAGATTTCACCCAATTTGCAAAGTCCTGATCTTTGGCAATGTCTCCAAAGTCGGGATGCTCTTGCGCTAACCTTTGCTGAATCTGTGACCTTTTCATTTCTAGCGTTACTTGTCGTGCCGCTAGGATGTCTGGGTGATTATCAACAGTCTTTTGAACTGCCATCTGTGGATTCTCAAAGAAATCTACTTCAGGCTCTTCCTGTCTAGTCTGTTGTTGTCGTGAACCAAGGTTCTGTTTGATAAGTTCATCGGCTAACTTTCTAACCTCGCCTACTTCCTGTGCTTGCTTTCCAATTAGCTTTTCAGCCTCTTGGTGCATCTTCACAATCTCGTCTAAACTTTTATCCCTGTATTTCTCAGGAAGTTCATTCTTTTGCGAAATCTTCTGTTCTTCGATCTCTAACTCACCCAACTCTTCTTTGTCATCATCAACTAACATACTTTTTTCCTTTTCCTGCCGTTAATCGGTTGTAGGAGATTCAACTCGGCATAATTGCTTATGAGTTGAGTTTGCGTTCAGCATTCAACTTGTCTAAGTGGCTTTTCTCGAACTTCCCATGCGCTGATGGAAACGCTCCAGACCACCCTTCTAAGCGAAAAGCTGGCGCTGAGAGAATGCGATGAGAATTCTCACCACACTCACACTTCAGACTTGTTGCCTCATAATCAACAAATCTTTCTGTCTTATGCCCGTTTATACAGGCAAATTCATACATTCTTCTCATTTAAGTCCTCAAATGCTCTTTCGCTGACTTGTTTTAAGTTCTTCAGCCAAATAAGGATTGAATACTCACCTTTTCTGAATTGTAGACTTTTTTCATCTGCAATCGTTGCGATATTATTCAAAGGTTCTATCATTTTGTCAATATCTTCGATTAAATCTTTCCATCCCTCGGTTGACATCATGTCAAACCGATCTGTATAGTACTTTTCGAGTTCTGGAGTCATACGTCTTCAGCATCCTCAAAACCTACTTGCTGTTTTAAATCAGCATATAGACCATCCATCAGGTTTCCCTGTGGAGTTGGGCAATAGAAAGCGTGTTGTGCCACTTCCTGTGCGTTTGCTTGCCTAGCGTCAGCATTGGCAGACACAGACACTTGGTATTGCACTTGATCTTTGTTGCCAAAGATGTTTGTGATACGGGCATAAGCGTCTGTGAATGGAACGCCTACATTGCTTGTTGGGATAGAAATTTTCAGAGCCATTAGAAAGTCACCTCAGTTGTTTCGATTTTGCATACCCATCGGATTGTGGTAGCCGCCTGACCTGTAACAGTTACAGCGATACCGCCATTGGTTGTGTCAGCAGTAATAGCCAAGACCCATGTAGAGGCCCCTGCGTCTTGAGCAATGACAGTTGGTGTAACAGCCGCAACTAGCGTAGTAGAAGCAGCATTAGCACCACGCTTGATTACACCTTCAAACTTCCAGCCTGATGTAGTACCGCCAGCCGTGACGTTGGCAATGCAAGTGCCTTGGAATGTATAGGCGCTGTTGTTGGGTAGGATTACTTGGTTGGTTGTGGATGCGGCAGATGTGTTGCTTGTTAAAACTGTTGCAGTTGCATCAGTTGTTTGGCGACCAAGTAACAATGTTGCAAGTTGCTGAACACCTGTTGTTGCGTTAATAGGAGCAGCACTTGCAGGCAAAACCGTGTTGCCCTGTATTAATCTTGTTGTTCCAGACCTCCCACCAGCAACAATGCCACTGTTACTGTTTGCAGTATTGGATTGACCCCCAACAACAGAAGCATTAGTAGCGTTTGCAGTATTAAATGATCCGCCTAAAATTGCTGAATAAGTCCCACTTGCCGCGCTAGTTTCGCCGCCAACAACAGCAGCACTTGTACCGCTTGCTGTGTTGCTTGACCCACCAACAACAGCAGCACTTGAACCGCTTGCTGTGTTAGTGCCGCCACCAACAACTGCTGCTAAATCCGCGCTTGCTGTGTGACCCGAGCCACCAATAACAGTAGCTCTTATATTGTTTACTGTGCTGTTTTGACTGCAAAAAACTGAAGCATAAGATGCGCTTGCTGTATTGCCTGAACCTCCAATAACAGCAGAATAAGGCTGAGTTGCTTTATTTCCTGATCCTGCCAAAACCACAGCATAGTGGTTTGCACTAGAAGCAGGCGCAGAGTTTAAAGTAACCCACCCAGTTGCAACGTATCCACTAACACTACCAAAACTAATTAAATTTTTAGAATAACAAATGTCAACAGTTTGACCTGCGCCAATATTTAATATTTCAACTAATGTGCCAAGAGAAGAAACATCTGAAGCATACAAAAATATTTGTTGCGCCGAACTACCAAATATTGTGTTAACAATTTTTATTTGCTTACCCTCTATTGGAGCCGAAGGCAAATAAAGTTGTATTGCAGTTGTATTGCCGCCAGTACGGATTATTTGTATAGGAGCGCAATCATCTGCAAGTGAAACTCTTGCAGTTCCTGTATATGGCCTAAAGAAATCCCACACCTGAATTGCAGGTGTGTTCTCGGATGCAAACCCCGTAAACATTAGTAATCCCCGCCAATGGCAGTCAAATGGAATCCTGCCGCAACAGCCGTACCAAACGTAGCGTACACACGATACCCTGCTGCCAAACTGATGTTCAAAGGCAAGATAATGTCGGGCTGTTCTGCTGTTTCCGAGACAGTTGTTGCAGACAGTGTTCGCTCAAGATACAACGTGTTGTTGGCTGCTGTACCTGTTGCAGAACCATTGTTCAACCAAATACGGATAACAGTTGCTACGTTAGTGCCAAGCGCCCTGACCTTAATGAAGTCAAGCCGTGAGCCTTCCACCGCACCTGCTGTTTCAATCGGGCCATAAATTGTGCCTGATGTCAAATCTTTCGTGGTGTTAGCAGTAACACCGGGAGTTGCAGCGTTAGCTGCCGGGCCGCTAACCCAAGAGTTAACAGGGATTAGCGGAAAAATAGGGTTTGTATTCTGTGCCATTTACATTGCTCCAATTGACCAAGATTGTAATTTAGGAATAGGGGATGATGTACCTCCACCACCAGTTGATGCGATAGTGATACCACCAGAAGAATTTGTAATTGTTATATTGCTTCCAGCAGTCAATGTTGAATATGAAAACCCAGTTCCATTTCCAATTAACAATTGACCATTGGTAGGAGTTGATGCAAGAGTAAAAGCCAATGTTCCACTTGTTGTAATTGGCGATCCACTCACAGACAAAAATGATGGGACTGTTGCCGCTACGCTTGTAACTGTTCCACTACCACTAGCAGTGGAATTGATAGTTTGATTTGGAAAAGAGCCTGTAATAGTGATATTAGTTCCAGCCACCAACGAAGGTGTTGCTGTTCCAGTACCACCATTAGCAACAGCCACAACACCTGTGACATTAGATGCTGTTCCTGTAGTGTTTTGGTTTAATGTCGGTACATCAGCGGCTTGAATAGCTGACATGACCACATCTGTGCCATTACCACGCAAATAAGAACCGCTAGTGACAGCCCCTGCAAATGCGTTCATTGCTCCTTGTGCAGTCGTTGTTCCAGAACCACCATTAGCAATTGCTACAGTACCTGTGACGTTAGATGCAGTACCAGTTGTGTTTTGATTCCAAGTAGGAACAGTTCCTGACAACTGTGAGTAAGGCAAGCTAAGTGCGCTTAATGTTGTCAATGTGCTATTGCTAGATGCCGTAATATTTGCGGCTGTACCAGTAGTATTTTGGTTTAGTGTAGGTATATCAGAAGCAACTATTGCTCTGAATGATGGAACGCCAGAAGAACCATTTGGTGCTGCTAAAACAAAATTTGCAGTTTTGCTTGCGTATGGATTTTGTGTATCTCCATAACCACTTGCCAAACCAATTGCTGGTGTCGTGCCACCACTAGAGGTAACTGGTGAAGTTCCTGTTACAGAAGTAACTGGTGCAGTACCACTAGATGCCGCAGTTATCAACCCCTTTGCATTGACAGTCAAACTTGCATTTGTAAATGAACCAACATTAGTGTTTACAGTAGCCAATGTGCCTGATGCAGTTACATTGGTAGAACCATTAAAACTTGGGCTTGTGTATGCTAAATCCCCTGTTATAGATATTGTTCTGCCTGTTGCTAAAGTTGCCGCAGAACCAGTTGTATTCTGATTTAGAGTCGGTATGTCAGAGGCGACAATTGCTCTAAACGTAGGAACACCAGAAGAACCATCAGGAGAAGCAAGTACATAGTTTGCAGTCTTACTTCCATAAGGGTTTAATGTATCTCCATAGGTAGATGCCAAACTAATAGCAGGTGTAGTACCACCACTTGAAACAATTGGAGATGTACCTGTAACAGAAGTTACTCCACCACCACCACCGCCTCCAGATACATAAGCTAGTGCATTCCAGTTGTCAATACCATTGCCAATTTTAATTTTTAAGGTATCAAGCTCTATTCCCAATTCACCTTCAGCAAGAAGTGGATTAGAAGAAGTCCAATCAGCCGCATCACCACGCCTGAGTTGTATTTGAATTGCCATTAAATGCCCCCTGCATCAATAGGAGTGACCCCACCATAGATGCTAAATGGATAACCACCATCAAGATTAGCAAATGCTTGCCCGTTTTGTCCAGAAACGCCAGCAGCGCCTTGTGGCCCACGCTCGCCCTTCTCTCCAACAACTTCACCAACATTTATTGTCTTACCATCGGAAAAAGTGACAACCAAAGACCCATCAAAGTCTATCTTAGTGCCAACAATGGAGACTCCATCTTCTCCATCCTTACCATCAGCACCATCTTTGCCATTATCACCATTTTTTCCATCTTTGCCATCAATACCACGCTCACCTTGTGGGCCTTGATCACCTTTTTCACCCTTTTCACCAACAGGGCCTTGTAGTTTCTTTACATCAAGGACATGGCTTTCAAGTTTAGGAAGTTGTTTATCAAGCAGAATTGCCAATGCAGACAACTTTGCATCAGTTGACGCATCTGATAGCAGTATCTGCTTAATATCCATCATTGATTAACAAAACTCTTGAGAAAGTTGGTGTCTTTTGCTTTTTGCTCGTTCTTGTCCATGTTTTGCAATTCAACAACCTTTAACTTATTCTCAATGTCTTTTTCTTTAAGCATCAATTCTGCGATTTTGACACGCTTATTGAATTCTTTTTCAGCCATAGCATCATTGTCAGGCAAGTTCTTGGTCGTTGCAGCAAGTGTCTTGGCTTGGACTTCTTGAGGCATTAACTGTGCTTCAGTCATCAATTTAGCCGCTTCAGCACGATTTTGCTCTGCTTGGGTAGTCTGAACTGCAATCTGAGCCTGTGCCGCTTGTAGAGCCAACTCTTGCTGTGCTTGTTGCATCTGTTGTGCTTGTGGATCAGGTTGAGCCATTTGATCCAACATCTGAATCAACTCAAATCTGTTAGACAGAGATGAATTAGCCATGATTCCCTTCAGAATGATAGGCAAAACAGGCGTATTCGGGCCAAGAGTCTGCAAAAGCGCAATGAATTGTTGTTGCTCATGCTCTCTAGCGATGATTCCAAGTGCAGCCGTGGGAATAAACTTCATGTCCACAGTAGGGTAACGCTCGGGGTCGAACTGCATATACCGATAAGCGGCTTTGGTGATGAAGGGGATCATAAAATCCTCTTGAAAGTTCACCAAGGTACGCTTGTATTTCTTGATAATCGAGGCTGTAGCCATCGAAATACCACCCTGACCCGCATCCCTAGAGACAGCAGTAATCATTCCCTGAGAGTCAAGTGTTCCTGTTGCCATCAAAAGCATACGCTCAAACTCTTTGGCAGTTGTCAAGTTAGAACCATCAGTATTGCCAAACTTGAACGGGAACAAAATCTCATTGGGATTGCCGTTTGTCAGGATTGCTTTACCTGGCTTTACTTCAAACTTAGCACCACGAGGAAGGCGAGTAGCATCCATAGCCATCATTGGGCTAGTTGTGAGCGCTAGAGAATCTAAGTGGCTACGCACTTGGGCATCAATAGCCTTCTGAGAGTTATAAGCCTTCTCTACAGTACCACGACCCAACAAACGATTAGGAACTGTATCGTCTTGATAAGCAAGAATCGGTCTATCCTTCATCATGTATGGGTTCTTTTCTGCTTTCAGAAGAACACCATCATTGGCAATCACTACGATAGCCTCAACCAGATCGGAATACTCGTCCTGAATAGTGTCATCAGGGAAGAAATCTTCTACTTCACCATCTTCGTTTTCCAACTGTTCTAGGTACTCACGAGGGACTAAGCCATAGTAAGTAAGTAGTTTTACCTTGTCATCTTCGTACTGAGAGACTTCTTGTGTAGGCTCTAAGTCCGTGTCCATCGAGTCAGTACCAACCTTTACCTTGCGGTAGATACCTTCTTCTTGACCTCTAACAATCTTGTGGATAGAGACATACTTCTCAATAGCCACACCCATACAGTCATCAATAGATGTTCCATTAGGGTCGAACAGGAAGTTACGGGGGTTAACAGGAACAATCTTGACTGCGATTCGGTCTTGTTCTACTACTCCGATAGCGGCTTGACCTATTTGACCAGGTATTGCCTGAGTAGAAGGAACATAGACTTTCTCTGTTTTGACAACAATCTCACCAATGCCAGTACCATAAATCTCAGCCAACAACTCAATCTGGTCAATAGACTTGCGAATCTTGTCTACTTTAAAGTCTTCCATGAGTTGTGCTTTGATGGCAGCAACATCTAAAGGACTACCATTGACATCACGAATATCGTCTTGAATATCAAAGAACTCACCCTGACCAAAGATTGCTTCCATGATCTCGGCATGGCGTGTCTCTACGGCTTGTTGGGTAGCGGGGGTAACGATACGGCTTCTTTCAGAGTCCCTTGTCTTGTCTTGGACATCCCACTCACCATTGAAGATACGCTCGTACTCTAGCCAATCATCAAGACAGTTAACATCTCTCCAATCCCTCCAACGATCACAATGGTTAACAACAAAGTTAACTATTTCCTTGTCGGACTCGGTTGGTTCTTGATATTCCATCTTATACCCCGCTAATAATATCTACTGGTTCCCACTCCTCGGAGTCATCTTCTTCCATATACGAAGTGACAGCAAGTTGGTCAATGTAACTAAGGGAGTCAGGCAAGTCATCGTGAACCCCTTGTGCGGGGAACAGGATTAACTGGTCTACGAACTCATCCCAATCTTCTTCCGAATTTAACACAATTCTGCCATGCTCGAACCTTCCTTGTAAAGCCCAGATGATTCGATCCGCTTTTTTTCTATTCCCATGGGTCAAATCTACGATATGAGCAAAAGTGTTGTTCTTTCGCATCAGGTCGCTTAGATAGGGCAAAACAGCGTTCTTTAATGCCCCCCTCTCTATCCCCACACTTAAAGGGCGGTAGTCTCGAATGGCAATCAGAATCTTAGAGGCAGTCTCACGAATATCCCATCTCCCGTGTTCTATCTTCTCAACAAACCACTTTCCATCGTCTGTCACCTTCACTATCGAGATAGCAGACTCGTCCAAACGTTTCTTAGAGTTAGCGGCTTGTTTGGCAACTTCCTCAAATCCTGCCAAGTCAACAGCGATGTAATAGCTTCCATGTTCAGGCTTAACCCCGTATTTGATCCACTCTTCCTTGAAAATATCCGAACCCGCATTGGTAAACGAAGCCATGTATTCTTGCTTGAAAGCAAAGCTACTAAGGGTTTTCTTGGCAGATTCAATCTCTTTTGCGTCAATCAGAGGGTTATCAGCAGTAGTGAAGTGCCAACTCTTCCAATCAGGATCATCCTCACTCTCACCTAGTTTAAAGGTATCATAGAACCAGTTACGTCCCTTTGGCGTTCCAATAAACAACGCTCTACCCTTCTTGTCAGACAAAGAAGCCCTAATAACCTGTTCCCAAGCCTCGGGCTTAATATCCGCTACCTCGTCTAACACCGCATAGGTCAAAGACACACCACGCAAGGTATCAGGTCTATCAGCCCCACGAACATAAATCCTAGCCCCGTTTATCAGGGTAATGTCTAGATTATTTACATGGCTACTCTGTATAACCTCTCTACCAAGGTCTAACAACAAGTCCCAGATAATCTGTCTAGATTGACCCATCGTAGGACTCACATACAACACAGCAGAGCCTTGTGGACACTTCAATCCCTCTATCAACAAGGTAACTGCCGCCATACGAGACTTACCACACCTACGCCCAGCAGCCACTACCTTGAATCTAGTCTGGTCTTTAAAAACCTCTTGTTGCCAAGGAAGCAAGCTAAAATTAAGATCAGCCATACTTTGCCTCTACATCTTGTGGTTCATCAGGGTCTATCGTAGTCGGCTCTACCCCTAACCCAGTGATATTGATGGTCACAGCACTCCTCTGGCTCTTATCCTTCTCAAACATACTAACAGGAAGAGTCCTGTCTAAACACATCTTCAAAGCCACTAATTGATGCGGATGCTCGTCATTCAACGCTATCTCTATCACCTTCTGAGCAACATCCTTACCCCCACTCCTGATCATCAACTCCTTCAACTCCTTGAGCCTCTGGTGATCAGTCTTAGGCAGTATTGCAGGAGGATTGTCAGCAAACCTCTGTATCGTCATCTTGACGCTC